TCAGTTTTGGTGATAATGATAACGTAGGAATGCGTTATGATGAAACAACTGATGACAGATTTGAAATCGAAGGTGCTGATTGGTTCTTTGATGGTGGAGTACAAATCACCATTAATGATTCAACTCAATCCGATGACAAAGATACTGGCGCACTTGTAGTTGAAGGTGGTGTTGGTATTGAAAAGAATCTGAATGTTGGTGGAAGCATTCATGTAGATGGCGTTTCAATCTTCGATTCAGTTAAGATTGAAGATAACGTTATTTCAACAGTTCAGGACGGAACAGACACTCTTTATATTGATCCATATCCCGATGGATTGAGTAATGAAGGAACCGTTATTATTAAAGGTAATCTGCAAGTTGATGGAACCACAACTCAGGTTAACTCCACAACTGCAACTGTAAATGATCCAATCATTCACCTTGGTGATGTAACTAGTGTTAGAACGGTTATGGAAACCGTTGTATCTGGTGTAAGTACAATCAGACTTGATTCTGTTGTTGGAATCAATACTGGCGATATTGTTAGTGGCAATGCAGGATTAAATGCTGGTGCTGCTAATACTATTACATCATATGATACTGCAAACAAGATTATTACTTTAACTGATGCAACTATTTCTGGTATTGCAACTACTGCACAGTTGACAATCACCCATGCATATGATACGAATACTGATAGAGGTGTTTCTTATGCATATAATACCAGCAGTGGAACTAGCAACAATAAGACTGGTTTCTTTGGTTTAGATGATAGTTCTATTGCAGACAGCACTGCAGATGCAGATAATCATGGCACTCACGCCGATGATAGCAGAAGATGGACTTATGTTCCAGATGCTGCAATCACGAATAGTGTTGTAGCAGGAACCAAAGGTTTCTTAGATGTTAAAGGTGTTTATTACCAATCTGGAAACTATGAGTTAGGTGGTGTTGTATACTTCGACAGTCAAGGTCTTCAGAGATCTACAAACGCTGTTGCGTCACCTGTAGTTACATCTAAGCAGATCTTAACTGCGGTTACTAAGAATACACTATCCTTGGGCAGTGCAATCACAGTATCTGCTGGTGATATCATTAGACAAGATACTAGCGGTGCCTACGGTGTCGTAGAAACATCAGTATCTTCATCTACAACTGTCGATTTGATTGGTGTTGAAGGAACATTTAGTACTGCATATAATCTCAGAAGAGAAGGTCAAAATGGATTCATCCAAGATCTTTCTTCGATACCAAGTGGTGGCGTTAGTGTAATATATACTAATAAGCCACAGTGGACTTCAACATTGGACGGAGGTAATTTCTGATAGATGGAAAATCAAAGTGAAGTTGACGTTAATGTTTTGATGAAATTATATCATACAAAACTATCACAAGTTACAAATCAGAATGTATTATTAGAGGCAAAGTTAACTACTTTGACCAATGATTACAAAGAGCATATTGAATCTTTACTAGAGGAAAATGCCAACTTGAAGCAAAAGTTAGAAGAAAAAACTAAGTAATATGGCAAAACCATCAACTAGACAGGGATTGATTGACTACTGTCTCCGCCAGTTAGGAGCACCAGTATTAGAAATTAACGTTGATGACGATCAAATCGATGATCTAGTTGATGATGCCATTCAATATTTCAATGAGCGTCATTATGACGGCGTTGAAAAAATGTATTTGAAATATCAAATATCTCAAGGAGATATTGATAGGGGAAGAGGTCTTTCTTCTACAGGGTCTAATACTGTTGATCCAAAAACAGGAGTTGGTATTGTAACTACAACAGCAACTTCTACTGGTATTGCAGCAACAACTTTTAGTTTTTACGAAAACTCAAACTTCATTCAAGTTCCAGATTCTGTTATTGGTGTCGAAAGAATCTTTAGATTTGACACCAGTTCAATATCTGGTGGAATGTTTAGCATTAAGTATCAACTGTTTTTGAATGACCTTTACTATTTCAACTCAGTTGAACTCTTACAATATTCAATGACAAAATCATATCTTGAAGATATTGATTTTCTTTTAACCACGGATAAGCAAATACGATTTAACAAGAGACAAGATCGTTTATATCTCGATATTGACTGGGGATCTCAAAGTGTAGGTAACTACCTCGTTCTTGAGTGTTATAGAGCATTGGATCCTTCATCATTTACGCAGATTTATAATGATAGTTTTATGAAAATGTATCTCACTGCGTTGATTAAGAGACAGTGGGGAAGAAATCTCAGTAAGTTCAGGGGTGTTAAACTTCCTGGTGGCATTGAGTTAAATGGTGGGGAGATTCTACAACAAGCAGAACAGGAACTCAGTGACATCAAATCAAGAATGTCAATGGAGTACGAACTTCCACCCCTCGACTTTATTGGATAATGGCACTTAATCCGTTTTTTCTACAGGGTACTGCTTCTGAACAGAGACTTGTTCAGGACTTGGTGAATGAGCACCTGAGGTTTCATGGTATAGAAGTCATTTACATACCCAGAAAATATGTAAATAAAAAAACTATTATTGAGGAAGTTCAATCATCAAGATTTGATGATAACTTTGCAATTGAAGCATATGTAAACACGTATGATGGTTACGGCGGAGCAGGAGATATTTTAACCAAGTTTGGTGTAAGTGTACGTGATGAACTCATATTGACTCTTTCCAAAGAAAGATTCGAAGATTTCATCGCCCCATTTATGGCAGGTATTGATGATGGAACAGATGCCAGTGTGTTACCAACACCAACAAGACCAAGAGAAGGAGACTTGGTATATTTTCCTCTTGGAGAAAGATTATTCGAAGTTAAGTTTGTAGAGCACGAAAATCCCTTCTTCCAACTTGGCAAAAACTATGTTTATGAACTGAAATGTGAACTCTTTGAATATGAAGATGAGATTATTGATACCTCACTTGAAGAGATTGATCTGCAGGTTCAAGATGTTGGATATATAACAACTCTTCAACTTATTGGTGTTGGTAGGACTGCTACTGCAGTTGCTCTTATTCAAGGAACAGTTCCTAGTGGATATATTGACAAAATTTATTTAAATAATGATGGATCTGGATATACATCAGCACCAACAATATCAATAACAGCATCACCAACTGGTCAAGTTGGCGATAACGCCACTGCGGTTGGATTTATAACCACAAGAGGTGGAGTAACTTCAGTTGAAAAGATTCTTCTAACAAATGCTGGTGCTGGATACACTGCTGCACCAACTATTACAATCAGTGGTGGTGGCGGTGTTGGTGCCGCAGCAACTGCATCAGTTATAACCACAGGTCAAGGTGTCATAAGATTCTCAATGACTGATAATGGTGTTGGATATAGCACAGCACCAGTCGTTACGGTTGCTGGTCCACCATCAAGTGGTATTGCAAAAACTGCCGTTGGTATTGCTTCTCTTGGTGTTGATGGGACAGATAATGTTATCAAAGCAATCTATGTCTCTGATCCAGGAAGAGGATATAGTTCAGCACCAACTGTTACCATTTCCGATCCAGAGGCATTATCTGCTGGTCTTGGTACTTATTACTTTAATGAAGTTGTTTATGGATCTAGATCTCAGACACACGCAAGAGTTAAGGAATGGGATGAAGATACCAAGATACTTAAGGTTTCCAATGTAAGTATAGGATCAACACAACTTGGATTCTATCCAGGAGAAAATATTATTGGAAAAGAATCTGGTGCATCATATCCACTTGTTGTCCACACACAAAACGATATTTATGATAAATACACTGAAAATGATGAGTTTGAAACTTTGGCGGACAATATTATAGACTTCAGCGAATCAAATCCATTTGGTACATACTAATGCTAGGAACATATTATTATCACGAGATAATCAGAAAAACAATTATATCATTTGGAACATTGTTCAATGATATTCACATCCGCCACCAAGATCAGAGTGGAAATGATATTAGTGATATAAAAGTTCCTCTTGCATATGGTCCAAGTCAAAAGTTCTTAGCAAGAATCACTCAGCAACCAGAACTGAACAAACCAGTTCAGATTACCTTGCCAAGGATGTCTTTTGAAATGACATCCATTCAATACGATCCAACTAGAAAATCAAGTTTAGTTCAAACTTTTAAAACTTGTGATAATGGTGGAAAGGTTAAAAAAGTTTTTATGCCTGTTCCATATAACATTGGATTTGAGTTAAATATTCTTTCAAAACTCAATGATGATTCATTACAAGTATTAGAACAAATACTGCCATATTTTCAACCACACTTCAATCTAACTGTAGATTTGATTGATTCTATTGGTGAGAAAAGAGACATTCCCATTGTTTTAGAATCAGTTAATTTCCAAGATGATTATGAAGGAAATTTTGATACTAGAAGAGCACTCATACATACATTAAGATTTACTGCAAAAACTTATCTCTTCGGTCCCATCGCAGATAGTAGTGATGGACTTATCCGTAAGGTTCAGGTTGATATGTACACCAGTACAGATACTGCAACTGCCAAGCGTGAAATGAGATATACAGTCACACCAAAAGCACTTGAAGATAAAAATAATGATGGTGTGATTAATGCAACAGATCACGCTCTTCTTCAACCAGGTGATAACTTTGGATTTGATGAAGAATGGACTTATTTCGGTGACGGAAAAGAATATAGTCCAACTCGCCAAACTGATATTCCATAATAACCATGCCAGATAGTTATGATTCCATTGACAAGGCACTCAATATTGAGAGTAGCATTGTTGAAGTAGAACCTGCAGAAATCAAAAAACCACCGATTCCTGCAGAAAAAACTGATATTAAAAAAGATTATGAATATACCCGCGCTAACTTATATTCTCTTATAGAAAAGGGACAGGAAGCAATTAATGGCATTATGGAACTTGCAGGAGAAAGTGCAAGTCCTAGAGCATATGAAGTTGCTGGTCAGTTAATTAAAAGTGTTGCAGATACAACTGATAAGTTGGCAGATCTTCAGAAAAAACTAAAAGATCTTGAAGAAGATAGTGTTAAAGGTCCAAATAATGTAACAAACAACGCTTTGTTTGTTGGATCAACATCAGAGTTATCAAAACTGTTGAAGCAAGGTTTTCTAAATAATAATAAGTCTGAATAATATTAGTCGGAATGGCTAAGAAGTCTTGTAAGAAAGGTTATTACTGGTGTCGCACTGATGAAAAGTGCAAGAAGATCCCTAAGGGATGGCATGTAATGCCTACAGGATACTTAATGCGCGATAGTGAAAAGCATAGTGACGAAGAGGAGACCAAGAAGAAAAATGGCAATGGTACAAATGGCAATGGAAATGGGAATGGGGACTCTTCTGGGAGCTCTGATGGCGGAGGAGTATCGGAAGGTTGGAGCGCAAAGTACAAAAGGTCAATCGATTGCGATAATCCAAAAGGATTCTCTCAGCGAGCACATTGCCAAGGAAGAAAGAAAGTGAACGAAGCAAAAGGTTACGAAGGAGACCACGAAATCTCAATGGCACAATCTCAGTTGAAAAAATCTGAGAAAAATATTAAGTTATTAAGAAGGATACTCGGCAAAAAGGAAAAAAACATTCCTGCTTGGGT